ACATATTGGTTAGTACAATTACAAAATTAATATCATGTTTGGAGTAGTAGAAAACACACTTTGGGTTGAAGCATTTCGACCAAATACATTAGATGGATATATTGGCAATGAACATATTGTTGATAAAGTCAAAATATTCATTGAAAACGGAGATGTTCCGCATTTATTATTTTATGGAGGAGCAGGAACAGGCAAAACAACATTAGCAAAGATTATTGCAAACAATGTAGATGCTGATTTAATGTATATTAATGCATCTGACGAAAACTCTGTAGACGCTGTAAGAGATAAAATAAAAAGATATGCATCTACAGTAGGATTTAAACGTTGGAAGATTGT